CCGTCACGTAGCCACGCAGCAGGCTCATGCGAATGTCGTCCACCCGCTTCTGGTCCGCGAGCGTGTACGAATACTGGCCGATCGTCTCAGACTGGATCGACAGGTCACGCCCGCGACCGTTGAACAGGATGTCCGCCAGCAGGCAGCACGCCTTCTGCAACGCTCCGGGGATGGTCGAGTAGCCAGCCACATAGACCACGGTGAAGTTGTTGAAGCCTTCCTCGAATCGCGGGGACGGCTTGAAGTCGCCACCCTGCCCCAAGTACGTTGCGTTATACGACGCGAACCGATTGCGTGCAACGTCGATCCGAGACAGCAGGCCCGAATCCGCATCGACGCGGTACGTGCTTGATTCTAGTACCACGCTGTCACCACCCGCGTAGGTCTGCGTTACCGAGGTAATCGACGTAACGGGCCGTTCGCGGAGTTGGATGATCGCATCGTCAGGACCGCTGTAGTACTCAGTCCGCGTTGCCGACTCGAATCCGTTGGTGCCGTCACGGCTGCAATAATCGCGGATGTCGTTCGACACCCAGCCGAGAATCAAGTCGATGAACGTATCGTCCGCCGTTCCGGTGATGCCTCGCCAAGACTTGTAATCGGTGCGTGAGACAAGGAACGCCATTGGACTCCTATTCGTTGAAACCTACCGGCCTGCGTGTCCGCTGGCCGGTGGTGAGAGAAACGGGGGGACGGATCAGACAACCGCACGCGACAGGAGGCCAGCGTTCGTCGCACGCAGGGCTTCGGTCGAGCCGTTGACACCGAACGCCGGATCAGTGCCGATGACGACGGCAGAAACGACGCGGCTGTCAGCGGTTGAAGGAGTCAGGCTGATCTTCTGGAACCCGAGGCGGGCACCGCCGAGCTTCACGCAGATCATGGTCGTTCCAGCGGTTGAAGCCGCGAGGGTCACGTTTGCACCGGTGATCGCCGTGTAGGTGCCGCCGCTGGTGGCCGATTCCTTGATCGCCACAGCCACCGTACCGAGCTGGCTGGAAGTGGTCAGGAAGTAGGTCACCTCGCCAAGCCCGCCCAACTGGGCAAGGTCGATGGCGGGTCCGAGGGTTTCCGAAGTGGATGCGTACGCAGCGGGCGTGTACGCGGTCGTGACGTATGAGTTCTGGAGGGTGTTCATTGTGTTTGTCCTTCTGGCCGATTGGCCGTTGTGTCTTAGTTGCCGCGAATGCAGAAGATCGGGCCAACCGTCGAGCCGCGACCGTCGCCGTGGATGTTGACGTTGAAGCGAGCCGTGCCACGAACCGCGATGCTGTCGCTGTTGAAGTAGAACTGATCGCTGGTCGCAATCTCCAGCATGCGACGGTCACCGATCATGGTCGCACCCACGAAGTCACCGAAGTAGCACGCACGGTTTGCGGTGCCCGTTGCGACCGGCATGACCTGTGAGAAGAACACGGGGTAGCCCATGAACGTGGCCGACATGCCAGCCATGCCCGTGGTCAGTTCGCGGAACTGGTTAGTAGCGTTCTGGAGACGCAGCATGACCTGTGCGAAGAACTGACGGCTGCACACGAACGCAAGGCGGGCCGGGTTCACGTTCTGAACCGAACCGATTGCGTCGGTGAAGTTGGCGATGGTCATCGAGCCCCACGCCGTAGCCGTACCCAACGCACTGCCGGTGATCGCAGTTGCGAGGCCAACCTGGTTGGCGTAGGTGGCCGAACCGTCGCCAAGGAAGTACGCCTGATCCACAGCAATCGACTCGGCTTCCGCGATGCTGCGGAACAGGTCGTCAGCGATGTTGATGACCGAATCTTCGAACAGTTCGCGGCTTGCGTTGAACAGCACGCCGTACTTCTTCGCGTTGAGGGTCACGTTGCCGTAGGTGTTGTCCGTTGGCGTGATGGTCGCACCTTCGCCAATCGGGGTCATCGACACGATGCCCGTCTTGCGGGGGTACGCCTTCGAATCGCTGGACATCGGGACGACGTTCGCGATCTTCTTGGCTGTGCCGTACTGCTCGGTCAACCAGATGAGCTGAGGGGCGAACTCCTGCGGAACCAAAGCCCCGCCGAGCTGGTTGTTGAACTCAACCTGTGCCTTGCGGCACACTTCGATGTCCGCAGCCTTCTGGCCGTAGTTGTGATGCCCGGCGATTGCCTGACGAATCCACGCACCAGCGGCCTCGGCGTAGTCCACATCGTCAAACACGGCGGTGCCCGCCTTGATCTTCGACTGGTACGCCTTGCGGCTTGCGTTGCCGATGCTGAACTTCTTCACGCCGCCACGGTTGGCGACTTCATCATCGCCGTGCGGAGAGGTCGAGCCCTTCGCGTCCGCGATGATCGACTTCCGCTGAGACTCGCTCAGTGCGGTGTCGGCATCGTCGCCAGCGAGCGTCAGGACCGACTTAGCGGCCCAAACGGTGTCCACGTTGATCGGGTTGCCGTCCGAGCCGTTGATTTCAACGCCTTCGGCAGCGAGCTTGGCGACGAACGCCTTGGTGGTTTCGAGCGTGGGGGTGGTTTCGGTGAAACCGTTGTTTCGGATGAGTGAGATGAGGCCCTTGCGATTCATGACAGAGATTCCTTCCCTTGCGGGTTTGGTGTATCTCTGCTCATGCTGGAGAGTGGGTGAACGGTGGCCTACGTAGCGAGCGTTCCCGAGTCTCTGCGAGTCGCAGGGTCTATTCGGTTGAACCCGGCATGTGAGCGTGTTTCTCAACGTGCCGGGGAGGAGACAATGCCCCACATTGTACCCACGATGTCAGGTCAGAATCAGAATCCGCTTGGGCTTGATTCCAAACCGCTTGACCACATCGGCGGAAACGTGAGCGTCGATCAGGGCCTTGCGTGACTTCTCGGCCACCACTTCCGCAGCGGCGAGGTTTGTTGATACTTGGCGGCAGGTCACGTTCATCGGCAGGGCGGTATATGACACCTCGAGTGCCTTCCAACGGCGGACAATGGATTCGATGCCGGGGTACAGCCGCTGTTCCTCCTGCGAAGGGTCGCCCCAATCCAACGCCTCAAACCCGATGGACATCGCCAGCGTCCCGGCCATTGCCAACGCCAGGCATGCCTTCGTGTACTCGGTTTCGAACCCACGGAAGAACTGGCCGGTACAGAGCCAGCCGGTAGGGTCCAACGCCATGCGAAGGCACTTGGCTACCACGTGTTCCATGTCGTACTGATGATCTACGAACAGATTTCCATTCGTGGTCAGGTACGAACGCACATCTCCGCCGCTCGGGACAACTACCTCGCGTTCAAGATCCACGGCAGACGTATTGGCGTACGCCACGATTTCAAGGGGTCGCCCGTTGGCTACGTCCGCCTTGCGAATCAGGCTCTTGCGGTGTGCCCCCCACGGGGCCGACAGCAGGCCGATGGGGTTGGCCGGGTCACTCATCGACCGGAAGTCTGCCGCACGGCGGCGGATCTTGTGGATGATGGGGTTCTCGTTACTCATTGGGCATCTCCAATACAGGGACGTAGCTACAGCGGCAGTTCGGGTGCAGTACGGGATGCTCTACAGCCACGCCGCCGTACTCAAACATCGCGTCAATCGGGATAGGTCCGGGGTACTTCGCCGCGAGCCCTTCGCATTCGGGGCATGGACCGCCCGCCAGAATCCAACGCTTGCCCTGAACGCCAGCCTCTTTCCACGATTGCAACGCCCCTTGGTTGAAGGCGTTTGTGGTTTCCGTGCGGGCGATGCGTTCGGCCTGATAGCCGCTCAGTTCCGGTGCCGCCTTCGCAATAGCGTCCCGCATCTGGCCGGTTGATGTTCCGTCCGCAAGTTCCTTCTCGATTGCGGCCTGAACCGTGCCGACGAGCGTTTCCGGCACGCTGGTAGCCAACTCCAACCCACGGTCACGGATGTACTGCATCGCCGGTTCGTTGGCCGTGTTGAACGTGTCTGCCGTTGCACCGGGGATCTGGGCGATACCTACCGCAGCCCCGTTCTGCAAGGTCTTGGCGATGAAGTCGTCCGTGATGTTCGTGAAGTCTTGCATCTGCTTGACGGTCGGCGGGTCCACGCCTGCGGTATCGTTGACCATCGACGGGATGACGGTCATATACCACGTGTTCATCTTGTTGGCAAACTCATTGAAGATTCGGACGGTGGACTTGGGTACGTTCGCGTCTTCGTCCCATTCGCCCATCGCCTTCAGTTCGATGCCGTCCCGTCCGTCACGATCCGTTCGAACGTCCGTTGATTCACGATTGCCACCAGCCGTTGCGGTGTCATCGGCAGACTTGACACTCGGGCCGCTGCCCTTGCCGCAAGATACGCATTCGCACGCTCCAACTGACGAGTCAACGGACTTTCCGCCGGACGGGCTCGGATCGGTGTCATCATCGCTTTCAACCTGCTTGACGATCTTCTCGGCCCACGTACGCCCCGGATCGCCGCCCCACAACGCCCATGCGATGCGACCGGCAGACGGGTAGCCGTCCTGATCGGGCGACCAGCCTTGCCCCTGCTTGTCCACCTCATGCCGTGCGAAGTACGAGGCCATGCGGTACACGGTGTCCAGCGAGAGACCACGTTTGTTCGTGATGTCACGGGCACGGGCTACGCCAATCTCAGTCCCGCCGCGACCAAACTCCTGCCTCCAATCGAGCCCCCGCTGTGCTTCCTCGGCCATGCTGTCGGTGGGTGTGTAGGAGTCTGCCTTGGTCGTGACTGACTTGGTTACGGTGTCGTCTGTGTTTCCTTCGGCATCGTCTTCCTCGTCGGTTGCGTCTTCTTCCGTGTCGTCTTCCATCTCCGCTTCGGCGGCAGGCGACACCTTCGCGGGCACGCTGAACGGATCGAACATCGGGGCAGGTGCATCTGTCTGCCGGAACCGAAGCACGTTCATTTCATCCGGCAACGCTTCAAGGTCCATCACCTGCCGGTACTCGTTGGGGTAGATGATGCCCTGCATCTCAGCCGCCCGCAGTTCCGCCGCGAGCATGACCACATCGTCACGCACGTGGTTGTCGTATGAGAACCACATCTCGCCAGGCTCAACACCGAACAACGGCAGCAGGCCCTCGGTCAAC